TTTTGTTCATTACTTTTTCAATTGTGCTAAATCCAAATGCGGCTAATGAGAAACCTGCAATTGAATATACTAAATCTGCAGAAGGTACAACAGTTCTTTTACTGAATGCACTAACTAACAAACATAACACTAGTGATAATATGCATAATGTTCCTAATACTCTTTTAGAAGAGATTACTCCATTATCATCACTAAGCATTACAATTAAAAATTTTTTCATAGTCTTCTAGTGATAAGTTCTCTAACTGTTTCAGTTAAATCCCCTACACTTCTTGCTAAGTTTTTTAATTCTAATTGAGTTTGTTCTTGTATTGCCTGATACTTCAGTCTACTTTCTTGTTCTACTAATTCAATCTTACCTTTTAATTTTCCTTGGTCTTCTACTACTTTTCTCACATCCATGTGAATCATTCTTAGAAAGTACCCAATGATCGCAAATACTGTTGTAATACTTAATACAATAAATGCTACTGTTCCTGAAGCTGTCATAACATAATGATTTTACTTTTGATTAGTCTGTATATTACATAAATAATTATTATTAATAAAAATATAAAACCAAGCCAAGCTAAAAAATTAACCCATCCTGGAATATATTTTATTTTTTGTGGTTTAAGAGTTTTTGTTACAAGTTTAGTTTTATAGATTGTATTGCCCTTTATAGTTCTGTATACTGTATCTGTGCGGGCAATTACTTTATATTTATTATCTCTTATTCTTGATTGAAGTTTAAGAATAGTGCCATCTTTTTCAGATAGCCTAGAGGCGTATACATTACCAAGAGAATCACAGAAGAGTGTGTCTTCTATATACACAGTTTCTCCGGGGATCTTTATTGTGGTATCTCTAATTTGAGTTACAGTAACTACACTATCTTTTTGAGTACATAGCGGACAGTATTTTGCAAGTCTTTTTTCAAGAGAACAAGAAAATGCAAAAGCTAATAATAAAAGAAATACAAATATCTTTTTCATTATAAAGTTGCTAACGTTATAAATGCAATATAATTTGTTCCATCATAAATTACATTTTTTGAAACTAAATAAGAATCTGGATAACTTTGCAATGTTAAATCAATTGCTGTTTTTAAACCTGCAGATGTTGGATCTGATAGTTCAAATTCCTGTAATTTTTGACATTGTGATAATGCTAATCCTTTTAATGTAGCTAATTGAAAAGGAAAGTTATTTCCTTTATTACCATAATCTTTTAAATTTCCTACTGACATAATTATTGTTTTTTATTTATCTACTTATTTCTTCCCAGTCTAATGAAACATATGCTCCCAAGGTTCCTCCTATTGCATCTATTGCTACTTCAACAACAAGTTCAAATGGAGTTGATGTAAAAGTATCTCTTTCTAATTGCGTAGTAAATAACGCTTCTTTTAATATATTAATGCTAGGAGATGCTTGGTTTGAAGAGTTTATATATCCTTGAGCTAGAACTCTACCGCCAGTTGATGATGTTCCTGTAAGATTGTATTCCACAGCAGAATTTGCACCTGCAGTTGTCCATAACCCTCCTGTAACAGTAGCGGATTGCACAATTCTCCAAGCATAGTTTTTACCATTTCCTATTCCTAATACTGATGCTGCAGTCATAATAACTACTGCATCTAAAGTTGTAGTTTTTAATCTAATAGCAGCAATTGGATAATAAGTACCAGCAACTGCAAAAGTTCTTGGGACCGTAATAGGTGTACCAACTGCTTGTTGTGCACCTCTTAATTCATAACCACCTTCAGAAATAACAGAAGAACATACTTGCTTTAATGTGCTTGCACTTGCAGTAACTCCTGTATTGGTTATCTCACATCTTAATGGTAATGATGCTGTAGTAATATATGTTGATGTAATATAATTTGCATGATTAAATTTATGACAAAGAATAAAATTACCATCAATAACAAAACCTAATCTTACTGTTCCTTCTCCTAACCACTCAATATCCATAAATAATATTTGAGCTTTTGTTAGATCTAGTACTACACCAGAAGGACCTGTACCATCCATTTTATCAACATTCCATGCTGATTGATTTACTACAGATTCAGTAACTACTCCAGTAACCAAACTTCTTTCAACAAAGCTAACTGTAAAGTTATCTAATTGAAGATATAAACCATTTTCTGTTCCATAGTAACCAACTCTTTGTCTAAGATTGTTTTGTGCTGGTGCTAGTACAAAGGTATTAAGTACTAAAAGTGATTTTCCTGGTTGATAAGAAAATACTTTAGCAGTCTCACGTAATACTTGAGAACCACTTGTTGTATTTACGTTTAAGTTAACTAAGCCTTCATTAGGACTAAATACAGCAGCACCTCCACTTGCAGTAGATGTATTCCATAAACCATTGTCATGATATCTATGTGAAGAATCAAATAATGTTAATGGACTAGAAACTCTTTGTCTACCAAAAGCATCAATAGCCATTGAGTTGGTATTTGTAATGTTACCAGAAATAATACTATCATTGATAGTATCTAAGCCTAGCAACATTCTATATTGCCATGGGAAATTATTTCCTTTGTTTCCGTAGTCTTTTAAATTCCCTATTGACATAATAAATTTTATTGAGGATTAACTATCAAGAAATGAATCTTTAATGGTTGATCTAATGGTCCAGATGCATCTGGGTTTCTTATCTCTATTCTAGTCTGGCCGCCCAATGTGCTAATTTCATGAGCTACCACTGGAGTTCCAGAACCTGCTGTTGGATATTCAACACTTAATAAGATAATTGAATCAACAGTAATGTTTGTATTATTAAAAGTAAATAAGTCCGGTGTACCAGCTGCAGTTGCCGCAGCTACTGTAGTAATTACTCCTGAGTGAGTATTCAATGTAACAGCAGTACTAATACTTGTTAACTGAGTTACAGTACCTGTATTATACAATGATTGTAGAGGTGCTGCATTTACAGCAAGTGGTAAATAGCTATCATCTCTGCTAGGATCTTTAGATCCAATAGCAATTAAGTTAGCTGTATCAGTAGGTAGAGTTGTTCTATAGTTTCCACCTTTAATCCAAGAAATAAAATTTAAAATATCCATGACGTTTTGTTTTTATAAATAATTTGTATACACTATATCTATAATATAATGAAAATTATTTAGATAACAAACTATTCAGAAACCAATTCTTTAAAAATATCCATAGTATCATCCACTAAGATAATACCTTTATCAGTTTCCACATGAAGTTGAGTATCACTGACCTGCTCAATGGGGCCTGTTATTGTATATTCTATCTCGTTATGTGTAAATATCTTATCCATATAAAAATACTTTGTATAAATCTACATTACCAATATCAGAGCCTCCAACTGATTGGCATGTAAATAATATATATTGATTGACCATTCTGTTGAAAGTACTCGTTTGTATATTGCCAAGAGTATAGTCTGATATACTTGTACCTGCTAAAGTAGTAAGAGTAGTGCCATTGTAGCTATAGTGTCTTTCACAATAAGTTAAATATAAAGTAGTTCCACCACTCATTGAAAATGCACCCCCTATCTGCGTAGCACCTGTTAAGCTATTGGTAGTGTTACTATATATTCTGCCTACTAATTGCCCTGTGTTACCTGTTTGTCGGTATATTCTAAAACTTAACTGCAGAATGTTGTTAGTACTTAATGTATTGGCAGGTATCAATAAGGAATGAGCTATAGTAACTTGATTACTTACAGTAGGACTACCTAATATACCGCTGAAGCCCAATAGTCTTGGACCAATAGTAACATTGCCACTGCCTACTAATGAATTACCATTAACTGTCTTGATGTTAGTACCACTAACAAGAGTATCCTGCTTAGCATTCAATGCACTCTGCAGGTCTGTTTGTGAGCTCAATGTTCCTGTGATACCTCCCCATGCAGCAGCACTGGATACGGTTAAATTTCCACTACCTAATACAGATGCCCCATTAATGGTCTTGATGTTGGTAGCTGATACTAATGTAGGTTGATAAGTAGCAGCTGCTGTTGCAGATGTTAAGTATGGAGTTAGTGCAGATGAATCTATATATCCTGCTGGATTAGCCGCATCATACGGAGTATAACCAAGAGCTGTTATTACATCTGATCCTGTTATACCTGAGATATATGCATTAGGATTTGTAAGTGGATAATATGTACTTGCTGCAGTAGCTGCTGTTAAATAACCTGAGAGAGCTGCAGTTGTAATATATCCTGCAGGATTTAAACTTAATGGATAATAATTTAGATCATATGTAGGTAATCCATTAGCCCATACTACTCCAGGGTTTGGATAGGTACCTGATAAATCACCCCCGGCAGGACCTGATGGTGAACCACCCCCTCCCCCTGTTGTTTTTGGCTTTCCATCTAGACTAGTTATCTCTATTCCAGCACCAAATACATTACCATTCTTATCAACTAGTTGCATAATCTAATCCGTAAACATAATATGATGTACCAGGTATATCTGAATAAGCTGTTATTTTATCTCCCGCTTTTAGTGCATAGGTTAATGTGTCACTAACTGTATCTCCAGCAGCTAAGTTAAATTCATATAATACTTCACTAGTAGCAGTTAATGCATCATATCTTTCTATAGTAAGTACATAAGCTAAAGGATTGTAAAATCTCATTGTTACTACTTTAGTAGATACTTCAGCTGTACTACCTGTAGCTAGTGTGGTACCAAGTACACTTACTTCTCCTTGTGCAATTATTTCTGCCATACTCTAATATACAAAAAAATCCCCAGTTATGCAACCGGGGATTCAGCCTGTATTGTGACGCTAGAAACAAGAAAGAAACAGGCTAGAGTATTAGGCCGATTGATAATGCAATAGATAACATAAGAGCAATACACATATTTGCAAGTTTAAAATCATCTTCATTAATTACATACTGCTGTGATATTCTATCATACACAGGTTTATATAATATATGTGCTATTAACCACAATACAGCAATAACAATAAACATAATAACAATTACAAATATTTTCATTATTTCATTTTTAATAGTTTCTCAGTCATTAATAAAGCTCTTGTTAAATCTCCTATAGTTTGATCAAACAAAAGACTCTTTACTGGTGATCTGTTTTCATTATAATTATCTTTAAGATCTTCTGCTAATTTAGAAAAGATCTTTCTTACTTCAATAATTTGCTCAGACTCATTGATCTCTTCTGAGTCTAAACCTACTAAGATATCCCCGAAAGAGTATACCTTAACTTCTCTAAATGCTAATTCTTCACTCATAATTTATCTATTCTTCTTTGTAAATATACTAAAGCTTTTTGTAAATCTTCTTTTTTATTAGAAGTTTTTTTACCAGCTCTTGCTAAATACTTTATAACATTCCCTAGATAAAAGTCTTGATCTAAGCCCCAAGCTTCTAGTACATTAAATACCTCATAAGTATTTCCTGCACCACCATAATAGTTGGGTCTATCAAGATTTACAATTCTATCAGTTAATGGTATCTGTTTAGATGCTATCTTATCAAATGGTGTATACATCTTACTGCTATACAACTCTTCTGATTCTTCTGTGAAATTTACCATACTATTGCAATGTCTCTTTCAGCAACCATTAGTTTAATTCCATCTTCAAGCTCTACTGCTTCAGATGCTTGTAGCCCAGTAATCCCCATATAAACTTTATCCCCCACCTTTACTGATTCTACTTCATCCCCTATAGCATAAACTTCTAACTTAGTCCATGTCTTTCTCATATCCATCTCAATTGCTTGTTTGTCAGCTTCACTTAGTTCAAATGGAGATTCTTTTACTTCTGGTTTATTTAATAAAACCCTTTTTCCTTTTAATTGCATATTATTGGTTTTTAGTTTTTCAAAAATTTCTCTAGCTTGCAGGTTATCTTCTGCAAGTAAAGTAGCTTTTTCCCAAAGTACTTTTTCTTCTAGAGTCATAGGCAAATATAAATAAAATTTATTTACCTTGACCTCTATATAACTTTTTATAATTTTTACTAGATTTTAATTTGCTAGTTTTAGACTTAGCATGTACACCTGGACGGGATACTTTTGGTTTTTCTAGTTTTGTAGTAAGTTCTTTTATTTTTGCCATGATATAAATTATTAAGTACTATATAATATACTCAATTTTTTATTACCCGGTTAAATGTAATATTGTTTTTTGCTTTTATGTCTTTGTGAGTAAACTGCCAAAACTCTCCTGTGTCATTAATAATCACAGTGTATACAGTATCTGTTTCATGCCCGTAGTCAGTTACTAACCAAATAATCCCCGGTCCTTTTGGTGTATTAACTTCTATTCTGTTGGTTGGTTCATAGATCATAATTTTCTATCTTAATTTGTTCATCCCTTTCTACTAGTCTTGTGTAGAGTTCAATATCTTTTGACCATTCTTTCCCTGTCCAGAATTCAAAGCCTGAATAGTTTGACTTATACAGACAGCACTTCTCATATCCCCCTAGCAAATATACATATTCACAGCCAAGTAACTTAGCAGTTTCACATTCATACATTTGAGCTACAGTTCCTAGAGAAAGTTTAGGGTCAGCATAATCCCATATAAACTGATATGCTACAAATTGTGTATCAAACTGTTTATATAAACTAATTCCCACCAATGTATCTGCCCAGTACTCTATGACTTTGCAGTCTTTAAAAGATTCTAGTTTAATATCCCGCTTAAATCCATGGTATGTACAATACTTATCATACAACTCTATATAAGTTTCTAGATTACCAGCAACATCCCCGTGTTCTAGTATGATTTTTTTAGATAGTTTCTTTGTAGTTTTACTAGGCTTGTATTCTTTTAGATTTATCCGGGTACTTCTTTCGTTATACCATCTACCCTCCCAGGGAATCCATCCTTCCTTAAGTGCATCTATAGAAGATTCATTTTCTTCTAGTATACCATAAGCACAATTAACTATAATCTCTAGATCACTTACTTTACCAAAACCATTAATGTGATCAAAATATATTTTCACTTTCTTGAGAAGAAATTTTTCTTTGGTGTTTCTACCTTGGTAGTTTTTAACTTCTCTATAATCTTGTTTGCTTCATCCTCGGCAAATGTAATAACCTCTTCTTCTTTGTCTTTGATATTCCAGTTATTTAGTAACAAACCCATATGCATAGTCTCATGCATAATAGCTGTGGCTTTCTCTGTAGGGCTATACCTCTTGAAAGTACCCATGTTCAAAAACAAGAAAGGTTTGTGGGGTGCTTTGCCTGTAAGTTTTTTATCCGCGGGATCATAGTTAGTAAGCCCATATATGTAAACACCATTACCTTTAGTCTTATCTACTTCTTCAGCTTGTGCATCCTGACGGTTTAGCCCGTGCATTTCCGGGACATTGTAATAATCAAATACCTCAGTAGCGTCATTACCAATGAGTACTATATACTTACCCATGTCTATCTTTCTCATATACTAATATACTAATAATCCACAAAATAACAAAGGCCCGGGCTTTCAACTCCAGACCTTTGTGCTATTTATAACTTAAACTAAATAACATGACAAATATATAATTAAATTTTCTATAGTACAAATGTTTTGTGTTTGAGGTTGAGTGGGGTCGTATACTAGACACCCCCCGGGGCCTCAGCAGCTTGGGACTACCCCCTATCAATCTAGCAGCACCATGTCATATTCTAGCTGTGCATAGAAAAATATTTCTAGCAGGAAAAAGTTGTTATCCCTGCTATGCTATGTGATGCTATGCTATGTATCATATGTATAGTATGTGTATATACCACATATCTATATCTATGTAGTATGCTTGCCGCTGTGCTACATCTATCTATCTATGTATGTATAATACATTACTGTTCTTTACTATTAATAAACTTTAAAACTAAAAGCTATGAATAATTTAATTGAATTGTTAGGTGAAGAAATGTATGTGGAATTTGTGTTAGAATTATTGGAAGAGAAGGATGAGTGTTATAGAGGTGAGGGTAAGTGTTATGAGGATATAGAGGAGGATATGTTGGTTTTTGGAGAAATTTAAAAAATAAGGGGGAGTAATCCCTCTTATATATTACTGTTCTTTACTATTCATAACCATTAAATATATTTATCATGAAGATTTACTTTGCACTTATCACAGATTACTTAGGAAAACCTGTTCAACAATTAGCATACACTGCTACTGTTAAACACTCTGCATTCTTAGCAAAAGAATACATTGACCATGTTCCTCCTGCTTGCGGATTTATAATATGCAAGAGATACATAGATGCCAAAGAAATAGCTAAGCTCCTTAACCAAGGGGCTTATGCTATACTCATTGTTACTGTTCTATACTATTCTTAAACCATTAAATTATTTACTATGAAAACAATTGCTTATTACTTATTTGGAGTTTTATTACTGGGATCTTTCTCTGGATTACTCATGTCTTTTGGCCACAACATTTTGGCTTCAATAGGAATGATGAGTTTATTCTGGGCTTGTATGCTTACACCAATGTTAGGGGATTAATTCCCCTTTTATTTTTTTACTGTTCTTCACTACTAATAACTATTAAATTATTTATTATGAAAGCAATTTTAGAATTAATTCAAGCAAGACTTGTTCAACTAAGAAATGAAGGTAAGTATGGAACACAAGAGTATTTAGATCTTGTGGATTTAAGACTTAAACTATCTTAGTATGTTGTTGCTTGGAAAGTTATTTTGGTTAGTTGTATTTGCCGGGTTAATATACCTACAGTTTAAAGTACAACAAAATGATAAAGGGGCTTAGGTCCCTTTTATCATTAAATACATTACTGTTCTCTACTGATCTTAACCATTAAAACCATTTATCATGAAATACAAAACTGTTTTCATTGAGGTACTTGCCGGAGATAGCAAAGGCCTCATCCAAGCTCAAACTAAAATAAACCAATGGACTACCACAGGTTTACTCAAGAAGTTTGAAACTCATAGTACTGGAACACATTGGTTGTTCCAAGTGCTACTGATTAAACAAGAAGGGGAGTAATCCTCTTTTTGTTTTCAATACATTACTGTTCTTTACTATTATTAAACCATTAAAATTATTTATTATGTTAGTACAAAGTATTATTGCTCTCATTAGAGCTGAAATCAT